AGTGCCTTAGTCATAGCCTCAACGATATTAGCAATAAGCAGGCTCTCAAAGGCTGCGATACTCATAGTATCAACCTCTAAGGAAACTGCTACAGCGCAGCGCAGCTTATGGTAGGCAAAAGTAACGCTGCCTACAGTCTTTTTCTGCTTGTCGCTGCCTGCTCCCTCTGCTACCCATGTAGCTACAGGCTTAACACCGCTCTTAGGGATAGTTACGCCGCCCTTGTAAGCAGTTCTGGTAACAAGTGCAAGGATATTGCCCGCTGTTTCCAGTTTCTCAATGATCTGGTTAAGCACGGTAGTAGGGATAACTGCGCCCACGTCTGTAGTTTTTGTAAGTGCGTTACCGCGGTACTCTACGGGCATTTCTACACCACGGGTTACGTAGTCCATAAATGCCTTACGGTACTGCATAGTGCCGTACTTATCCTCTGCTGCTGCTCTCTGCTCTGCGTTCTGGCTGCCGTCCATAGCTCCAAAGCTGCGCAGTACGGTAGGTGCGTTGCCGTTGTTGTCTGCCTTGCCCTCTGCAAGTCTTGTAAGCAGGTTGTTACGCTGCTCTGCTGCTGCGTCGATAGCTGCGCGCTCTTCCTGCAAAGCGGTCACCTCTTCCTCTAACGCTTTGATCTCGTCGGCGTTCATTTCTGCGCCGCGTGTTTCAAGTTCTGCCTTGATTGCAGCAAGTCGCTGCTCAATTTCTTTACGTCTGTTCATGGTCTTTTTACCTCTCTTTTTATTTGATCCGGTTTAAATGCCTACTCTAATCTTTAGTGCTGCCACGCGTCTTGCCAGCCTCTCCTGCTGTTCTGCCTCGTAACTCCTACGGGCATAGTTACGCGCTGCTATTTCAGTATCGCCGTTAGCTGGTATGCTTACTGCGGATACGTCATATACTTTTTTAATCTTAAGTATTGTGCGGGTGTGTGTTTCCCTGTCGTAGCTGTCCTCTGATACGACAAAAGCCCAGCTCATTTTATTTATCATGCCTGCGGCTATGTCCTCATACAGTCCGCGTGCAAGCTCTGTTTTATCTAAGTCTGCCGCGATAAGTAAGCCGTGGTCGTCTGGGATTAAAAGCAGTGTTTTGTTGCTCTGGCGTGCAAATACTCTGCCCTCATGGTCATACTGCATAATTACGTCGCTCATGTCTGCCCCGTCTAATGCGTGGCGGTCTATCTGCTCGTAATACTTTGTGCCGTCCTCAAACTCCCACAATACGTATGGCTGGTTAAAGGTTGTAGCGTAGCCCTCTACGTACTTGTCTGTCTGTATGCGTTTGGCTGCGTCCGCTACGCTAAGCGGTGCTGCCAGCGCTCTGTATTCTCTCTCTTTTACTACTGGCATTACTCTGTACCGTCCTTTCCTGCCGTTTCCTCTGCGCCTGTTGCCTCGTTGCCCTCGGTGTCGTCCTTTGGCTCTGTAGGCTTTGGCTGCTGCACTGGTGCTGCTGCCGCAGGCGGTAAAGTAATTACCTTTGGCTGCTCTCCCAGCTTTTCTACCTCGGTGTATTCCTTACGTATGTAGTACTGGTCGCCGTTTTCTACGTGCGCCATGTTCCATATATCCATAACGCCGTTACGGTTAAGTAGTCCTCTGTCGAATAGCTGCGTGCTTACCTGCAATTTAGTTGCATTGCTGGCATATTGCAGGCGGTTTGCACTAAAAGTTATCATGTTGCCGTGTGCGATCTCGCGCGGGCTGTATGTCATGTTTGACATAACAAGCGATAGCTGCAAAGCAAACGGCTCTATTTTGCCCTCGTAGTAAGCGTTCCACGTTTCCTCGTTAAACTTGTTTTGCAAAATATCCATATTTGTGCCAAAGTGCGTGCAAACGCTTTGCTGTATCTGCTCCATTTGCAGTGCGTTTGGCGTGTATGGCTTACTGTCTACCTGCTTAAGCTCGCTAAACTTGCTATCGTAAATAATCATGCCGCTTTTGTTGTCAGCACTTAAGTTGTCCTCTGTAAAGCGCTCGCGCTCTTTCTTTATGTCCTCTGGCTTAAGCATATTAGCCACTTTTGCCATAAAGCGTATGTTTGCGCTGTTTTTAACGGCGTTTATAATACCCTCATTGCCCGTATGTATCAGCTGCATAGTGGGCTGCATGGTGCTGTTGTCCTCTCCAAAAAGGTCGTTGCGGTACTGGTGGCTCGTCAGCACTCCCACGCGCTCAAACTCAATAGCTGCCCGCTCGCCGTTTGCAAAGGTGTAGCGCAGGTATACTACGCCCTCGTACTCTATAACCTCGCACATGGCTGGGCGTATCGGATACCAGCCGCAAAGGTCGCCGTATGCGTCCTCTATCGGCACTATAAAGGCTGTGTGCTCGCACTCTAAGATAGTTGCCAGTCTTGCTATAAACTTTGTGGTATCCATAAAGCTGTTAGGCTTAAACTGTAGCGTGCGCTCTAATGTCTTAAGGGCGCTGCCGCTTATCTCTGGCTTAAGTTTGCTGCAATGCGTAGCAAAGCTGTTAATAGCCGTGCGGGTTAAGTCCATTTCATATACGCCGCCGTCGTAAGTCGTAAATACTGGGCTGTAGCCGTCCAGCAGCTTAAAATACTGCCCTATGATCTTGCGCTCTCTGGCGTGAAAAATGTAATCAAAAAGCCCCATTTGTTACTATCCTTTCGTTAGGCTGCGTTTTTAAGCAGCTCGCCGTACTCGTTGTAGTATTTCTGTCTCACGGTCATAGCGTCTATAACTGATACAAAGCCGTCTATATGTGCCCGCTGCTCAATTTTTATAGGTCTAAATTTCCGTGTTTCCAGATTTTGCTTAAGCGCCACGTTTAAGAAGTGGCTCTTTAGCAGGTTGTTGCTTGCTATCTTAAAGTCGCCGTCTTTTATAATGCCCTCAAACTCTCGTATAACTGGCGTTAAGTTCTCGCCCTGCCATACGTCGTCTGTGTGAAAACCGTAGTTGTTTAGGTCGTCTACCAGATACTGGGCGCTGTACCTGTCGTAGCCTATTTGCAGTACGCGTATGCCGTACTCTTCCAGCAGCTCCACGTACCAGTTAAATACGTCGTGGTAGTCTACGTAGTTCTCGCCACTTAGCGTTAATATGCCTTGCTTAACGAAAATGCTATACGGCACGCCGTCTGTGGCTGTCAGTGTCTCTATGCGGTTGCGCGGCATAAAGAATTTTGTAAAGGCGTACAGCTTGCCGTTTTTCTCTACCACAATGCTTGCCGCCGTTAAGTCTGTTGTCTGGCTTAGGTCTACGCCGCCTACTGCGTAGCAGTCTGTAAACTCGTCTAACGTGATCTCTGCGCCTGCTGCCTCTACTACGCTGTACTCTAACCACGCTACGCTACTGTTTTGCTTAATGTTGCAGTACTTTGTAAGAAACTCTGCTTTTTTGCTTAAGCTCGTCTCTGCTATCGCGATCTCGTCTACAAAAAAGCTCTCTTGCACGCTTACGCCCATGTTAGGGTTAGCTTTGCGCAGCTCTGTTAAGTCGTTCCATTTCTCTACGTCGTCTATGATGTACAAAAATGGCAATAGCCTGCGCTCTTTAGAGTTGCCCTTTAAAAAGCTGGTGCTGCGTTTCATAAGCTCGTCGTAAATACTGTCGTTTATGTATCCTGCCGTGCTTATGCTTAAAATCATAGGCTGGGTACGTGCTCCCAGCGCAGACTTCATAACCTCGTACTGCTTAAGCCCGCCGTCTCCTGCCCATGCTGCCATTTCGTCACAAACTACCAGCTGCGGGTTAAAGCCGTCGCTCTTCTTAGCGTTAAAGGCAATAGGCTTAATTACTGTGTTGCTTTCCTGTATGTAAATGTCGCTGCGTCTCTTCTTTGCCAGCTCTGCTAAGTCTGGCTCTGCCTGTACCATTTGGTAAAAGCCGTCATATACAAGCGCTGCTTGGTCTAATTTCGGTGCTAAGCAATATATCTCTTGCCCGTACTCTGGCTCTAAGTAAGCCATGTATGCAATTACGGCGCTGGCAAATAAACTCTTGCCGTTTTTTCTGCCGATAACTATAAAAATTTCACGAAAAACACGTATTTTTTGTGCGTCAACTATACCAAAAATGCAGCTTACTATAGCTTTTTGCCATAGCTCTAACTTTATAAGGTCGTTGCGCCCTTTGCTGTGGTGGCAAAAGCCCTCTATAAAGCGTATTGCCTTGTTTGCGCGCTTTCCGTCGTAAAAATACTCGCCTGCTGCCAGCCCCGCTACTATGATCTTGTATACTGCCAGTATCCATGCGCCTACTACTATCTCGCCGCTTATGATCTTTGCGTAGTACTCATGTATGTAGCTGGCATACGGCGCGGCTTGTTTCTTACTCGTCACGTAAAGCAGCTAACCTTGTCTGCTTGCGCTTTGCCTCTGGTACAATGTCTACCAGCTGCTTAATAACTGCGGCGTAGTTTTTACTTAGCGCTATGTACGTGTCAGCCTCTGGGCTACGTTTTGTGCCGTACTGGTTCTCGCCGTTTTTGTACTCGCTCGTCCAGCCGTCCTGCTCTATGATCTCCTGCAAAGCGTCCAGCTCTACGCTCATAAATGCCGCCTTTTCTATAAGCGGTGTAACCAGCTTTCGCTTGTTCTCTTCCAGCTCCTTAAAAATACTGCGTAGTCTGCGCTTTTCCGCGTTTATTTTTTGTTCTTTGGTTTTCTCGGTCTTAGTCTTTGCAGGTGTCGCTTTTTTCGGCGTAGTCTTTGGCTTTGCTGCCACTTTCTTTACCTGTCCTGCCATATCTTGCCTCGCTCCCTACACCACACCCCCTACTACACCACGCCTGCGCGCGCTCGTAGAGTTTTTTTATACTCCCCGCTCGGTTACCGCTCCCCAAACTCAAAAAGATTTTATGGGGGGGATATGCGCCCGCCGCTCGTTCGTGTCTCGGTTGTGTCTGGTGTGATCTGTCTTAAGTTTCCTGTTTCGTCAAACTCGTAACGCTGTTGCCTTTCGTTCCTGTGGTGCTCTTTGTTGTGGCACTCTTGGCAAAGCGCCTCTAAGTTGTTCCAGCTAAGTGTAAGCTCTGGGCTGTTTATATTCTGCGGTGTTAAGTACGTCCTGTGGTGTACCACTTTGGCTATGTCGCCGCAGCGCTCGCATATGTAGTGCTGGCTAAGTAGGTAGGCTGCCCGTGTCTGTCTCCACGCTTGCCCCTCGTAAAATTCTTTAGCCCATGCTTTCATACTGCCCACCGCCTAACTGTCGCGCCCAGCGCCCTGTATTTCATGCGCTGGGTTAGGAGGCTAAGATACGCGCAAAGTACTGCGGCTGCGCATAGCACTAACCACAATACCCTACGCTATAAGTGTAACCTTGCCCCGCTTAACATAACACCCCAGCTTATTACCACGTTTTTACCACTCGTCTAAGCCCCATAGCAGTACGCTTAGCTCGTTAATAACATAGCCTACCCAGCGGCGCGGCGTGTTCTTTCCTGTGTCTAAGTCCTCTGCTATCTGCTCGTATGTCTTGCCCTGCATAAAGTACAGTTCAAAAGCCTTGTACTCCATATCGCGCCCCGCTGCCGTGCACTTGCGCTTAGCCTCTGCTACCGCTGTGTCTATACGCTCTAACGTGTACTCTGTCCTTAGCCTGCTCTCGTCTGTTGCTGCGTTCTGTGCATGGTATACAGCGTCACGGTATCGGCGCATAAGGTTATACGTGTCTTGGTATCTGCCTTGCCGTCTGGCTTTCTTTTCCTGTCTTTTGTACTCTTCCACGCCCGCCTTAGCCGCGTCCTTTAGCAGCTTTGCTAACTCGTCCTCTGTTATCCTCATGCACTCGCCTGCCTTTCTGGTCTACCTAAATGGCAGCTCGTCTGCTGCATAGTCTGGTATATCCATAAAGCCTGCGTCTGTGTCTGCTGCTGCCTGCTGCTCTCTTCCTGCCCTCTGCTCTGCCTCTTGCTTTGTCTCTCCAAAGCCTATGCTGCTTACCAGTACCTCTGTGTAGTAAACCTCTTTACCGTCTCTGTTTGTATAGTGTCCTGTCTTAAGCCTGCCCGTAAGCTCTACTTTTGTGCCCTTGTGCGTCCAGCGTTCTACCCACTCTGCCTGCTTTCCCAGCGCTTTAATGCTTGGGTAGTCCGTGCCGTTGTAGTCGTCCACTGCCAGCGTAAAACGTGCTACCGCTGTGGCGTTCTCTCCCTGCGTGTACCTTACGTCTGCGTCTTTCGTAAGCCTGCCGCTAAGTACTACGTTATTCACTCTGCGCGCCCTCTCTTTCTCGTATGCCTGCTGCCAGCTCTGTTGTATGTCTCTTTGTCTTTGCTACCTCTGCAATGATCTGCGCCACTAAAACCGTAATACAGATAATGCCCGTAATTGCTACTGCTGTAATGTTCATACCGTGTCCTCGCTTTCTCGGTACTGCTGCACCGTTGCCGTGTTATAGTTCTCTGCCATTTCTCCAAAGGTTTTACTTGCTGCTGCAAAGCCGTTGCTTATCGTTTCGCAAGCGTCTGCAAGCGCTCTGTGTAAAGCTGGCGCAAAGTTGTTAAGTGCCTCTGCGATCTGTGGCAGCGATATGCTTAACTGCTGTGCTACCAGCCTTGCCCTCTTCCTCTTGTCCTCTTCTATCGGCGGGTTATAGCCGTGCTGCTTTTTGTATCTCTTTTTCCACTGCCTATAGTTCATGTACTCGCCTCACTTTCTTTGCTCTTTGTCTGCTGCTTGCTTAGTACTCTTTCTATCAGCCGCCATAGGTCGTCTTGCTTAATCTCTAAAATAGCCCTCATAAGCTCTAACTTAATCGTGTAGCATATCTCGTTTTGCTCGTCTGTCAGCTTTTCGCTTTTTGCGCCCTGTTTTCCTGCGCTGCTCTTATCATTTCCCATATTGCGCCCTCACTTACTCCCAGATTAGCAGGCAGCGTAACCGCCACGCCGCTGCCGCTGTTTATCTGGTGCTCTATGTACTTGCGTATCCTGCCTACGTTGCCTTTAAGATATTTCTTACGCTGTCGTCTATTCATGCGCCACGCTTTCTACGGTGTCCGTTTCGGATACCTTAAGCAGCTCTATGCCCAGTATTGCGTAGCCCTCTGCAAGTCCGCTGTACTCTTCCAGCATATAGGTTATGTCTGCCAGTATGTTGCGCCCTGTGTAAGCGCCTGCTGCATATTCCTGCATAAGCAGCTTGTCGCCTACTTTGTAGCCTCTGTCGTTTTTCCTAAGCTCAAAGCGCTTTTTGCCGCTTACAATGTCAGCCCACCAGCTTGTAGCTAACTTTACCTCGTGCGTTTTTGGCTCTCTTACTGGCGCGCCTGCTGCCATGCGCTCTGCGTCCTCTTTTTCGCGCAGCTTTCTGGCTGTCTCTCTGTCTATCCTGTCCTGCTCTTCACTGTAGCGCTGCTCGTCGGTCTTTTCTGCCTCTGCCTTGTTTACGTACTCGTCGCACTTTTCGCAAGTGCCCGTTTTTACGTTGCAGGTGCTGTAATTTAAGCAGCTGTAGCATAGGCTCGTTATACTCTCTGGGTGCGGCGTGCGGTAGTCGTCGCCTGCCTGCCGTTCTTTTACCTTTTCTGCGATCTCTTTAGCCCTTACCTCGCCTGCTGCCGCCTGCGCTGCTATCTCGTCCTGCTCTTCCTCTGGCAGCTTGCTTGTTTCGTAGGCAGCAGTTACGCCTAAATTACCTTGCTTAAACTGCTCTTTTGCGGCAGGGCTTAAGTTTTTGTCTATCTGCTCCATGCGTGCTACGTTCGTGCTGCTTTCTCCCAGTATGTCCGCTACCATATCGCGCAGCTTTCCTGTGATCTCTAAGCCGTCCTCGTCTCTCGCCTTAATAAGTGCCCTGCGCAAGCGCGCTGCCTGCTCTGTTTTCTCGTAGGCTGTAAGCTCTCTGTTAAAGGCGTTGCCCACAAGTAGCGATAGCTCAAAGGTTGCCTCTGGCATATCTCTGTACAGATAGCGCACGCTTTTGTACTGCTCGTGCCCCTGCTCAATAAGCAGGCGGTTTGCTGCGTTTCGTCTATGCCCGCTAATTATCCTGTACTCGCCGTTTACTCTTCCCAGTACCGTAGGCTGCTGCTGTCCTACAGCTAAAATGCTGTCTGCCAGTTCCTGTATGTTCTCTTGGCTATAAAAATTGCTCTCGCTCTCTTTTACGTCGCATGGATTTAACCAGATTTCTGTATACTCTGTTACCTGCGTCTCTGTCTGCGCCTTGCTCTGCGCGTTCATAATATCCATAAAGCTAAACTTGCCCGCTGCCATATTACTTGCCCCCTTTCTGTGCCTGTAAGTACGCTGTTACAAAGTTCTTATAGTCCTGTGCTGCTCCGCAGCGTGGGCTATACTCATATACTGGCTGCATAAAAAATGTGCTCTCTGCTGCCTTTGGCGTATAACGTATCTTTGCAAGCGCCTGTATAGGGCTGTTTTTCTCTAACCACTCTAAGCCAGCT